AACACCGCTCAACGCGCCTGCTTGACCATTGGAAGGATCTGCTGCCTCTTCTATTGGTTGTGTCCCGCTAAAAACATCTACACCAAAACCGGCAGCGTCTAGTAGTTTTCTTTTTTGCTCTTTCATCATTTCATACTTTTGTTCTTGCAATTCTTGACGCTGTTGTTGCATAAGTTTATTCTCCTGCATTACAGGTCTTTGTTGCATAGGAGACTGTTGTAAGGGCTGGATGCCTTTAACAACTTCTGAAATGATACTAGATAATAAACCTTTCTCTAGAAGCACTTCATTAATACACTCTTCTACGATAGGTTTAATAACTCTTTTTAGTTGTGATTTTTTCATTTTACCTCTTGAAATATCATTGCTGTTTAAGCTCTACGAGGGAAACCCATAGCATCTCCAACGTTTCTCAACACAGGGACAAGATCTCCAATATCCAGTGCGGCTTTAACGCCGCCGAGTTCTGCAGTTGGATCGGCTATCATGGTTGCTGCCCATCGATGGTGTCCATCTAAAATGTGATTGTCTTGAGAGATGATTGCACCCATATCCCCTCCTTTGACTCCGCCGATAGCCATTCCCAAAGCTTTAGCTAACCAAATTTGACTTTGCGAAGGAAACAATTTGACAGCAGGTATACTAGCTGGGCTCACTCTCACGGCATCATTATCGCCTAACCCGGTTTCATCTTTAGCGCCTTTGTTCAAAACAGCTTGACCTGATTTTTTATCAAGGGGTCCTCCATAATTTGGAAATTGCTTAGGATCGATTTCCTTAGTGGCCATATTTTGTGCTCTTTCGGCTATATCCTGTAAAGCGCCTTTTTTCTTAAGCTGTTTTGCATATTTCGCACGTTTTTTAGGATCTTTGATTTGTGCAATACTTTGATACTCCTGCTCCCCTCCAAATCCTTGTTTTCCAAATTTTTCGGATTCCTCTTTATCAGCTAGATCTGGTGATTCATCTCCAGAAGCATAAGGTGGTCGCACATCGATTCTTCCCTTGTTTAAGAGTTTTTTAGCAATATCTAATGCGCCTTTTTCTGGAGGAATAACAGGCATATCGCCCCTTTTTGGTGCGCCACTAGGTGGTGTATAGGTTTGGAGCTTTTTAACTCGATCAGCCAGTTCTGCCATTCCAGCTTCATAATCACCGTTGCCAAGATCTTTCACAAACTGGATGGATTTTTCTTTGTCATAAAACTTAGGGTCCATATCGAATCCTTTCTCTATCATATCCCTTATGTTCTGTGGGGTTGCTTTATAGAGATTGACTTTCCATTCCAAGAGTACCTTGTTTTGATTTTCAAAAAGTTTGTATTGATTGGCAAAAGACTTAATCTTTTGTTCTAATAAAACTTTTTGCTCAAACTTTTTAAAGTTTTCTAAGATAAGTTTCATGTCCATGATTATTTGTTTCCTTTTACATTTTTGATTTCTTCTCTGATGATCTGCTTAATAACTTCTTTTGTTATTTTAGATCCAGTTTTCTTTTTATTTTCGTGTCGTCTCAAGAATTGATCGGAGTCATCATCAACATCAAATCTTGCATCTAATTCTCTTTTTCTTGCTTCTAACTCATCTTGTGTGTCTTTACTAAAAGTTCTGCCATAAAATTCATCAACCGTCTCTAATGCATACCCTATACTGTTATAGAGGCGCTTAAATGCTTCTACTGGATCTCGGTCCTCATAAACTTCTCCACCTGGGGATAAAATCTTCATAATATGTTTAGCGATTGCTCTTCTAGCGCCGTGATGACTTCTATAGGATTTCCCACTTCCGCTGTAATCGCCCTTGTATGCTTCCCGTGGTATACCAAACATAAATGCATACGTTTTCACATCACGCGCTCCCTCAGTATCTTCATATCGGGAACTGTTTGCTCTCTGATAAGCATCGCCTAGTTTATAAAGATCTGTATCTGAAATAAATTTTCCTGCGCTAGTCAAGTCCTTTGAGATTTCCCTCATTTTCGCTCTAACCGCTTCATTTTTTGCTTCTTTTTCAGCGGCAGCTTTTTCTTCCTCTGACTGCTCTGGTTCTTTCGGAGCTTCTGGTTCTTCTTTTTTACCTCCAAAAAACCCTTTAAGTCTATCCATAAAACTTTGTTCACTGAGTTCTTCTCTAATAATTTGTTTGAGTTGCTTCTTTGTAACCTTCATTTAGTTTTGTCCCCTTAATATTTCATTTAATACGCGATTAATTCTATCGCCTTTTGTAAAAAATTCTTTTGACTTGTTTTCAGACATCCGAAGTTTTACATCACCTTTGTGCGGTTCTAAAACATAAGCACCAGGGGATGAAGGCTCTGAAACAGCATCAAAACAAATAAGTTGTAAGTCGTCTTGCACAACTTGAATCGAGTTTCCTTGTGCATCACGACTTTCTTTTAGTGATCCCATTGCTCTTGATGAAAAACCAAAAAGCACACCACTTTCGTAAAGACCTCGGAGAATATTTCCAGAGGGTGTTTTAAGAACCTTAATGGTTCCTAATACGCTATCGCCATCCCAATACATTCTTGTAACAATATGGGACGCATTTTTAAGATTAATAACTGAATCGTCTGGGTGATCACACTCACCAATAGCACGATTTTCTCTAATCAACTTTTGATAATTATCAACTTCTCTTTCTAACACATCGCGAGGGTAAGTTCTGCCATTACCGTTTCTAACATTACATTGCTGTAATTTAGCAGGAAACACGAGAAACCCTTCATTTAGCATTTTCTTTTCGCTTTCGTTTAGAAGATCGCGACAACCTCTGTCGTCACACTTAAGTTCAAAAAATTCTCGTAAAAGTTGTTTTGCCATTACTGCCCATCGCCTTCAAGTTGCTTAATGGCGTTGCCAACAGCTGACATTGCGCTATTAACCATTTTTAATCTATTTTTGTACGCTTGTCTTTGTTCTTCTGGTATTAAATCCATGTTATCTTCTGCTTTCTTAATAACTCTTGTCATGTATCTCATGCCGGTGCCTAAATCGCCGGAAAGAGATCCAGTTTTATAAGTTTTAGCAATTGCTTTGCCTGCCGCTTTAATTCCCGCACCTGTTTTTTTAGCGAGTCTTCCCAATCCACTTAGTATACCTTCATCGACTTCGCCTTCCTCAACCATTGCGGCGATTTCTTCATATATAAGTTCTTTTAGTTGTGATTCAGTTAGTTTCATTTTTATCTCCTATAACGCGGGCGTTACCCGCTCGCCTATCGATCCGCTGCAGCAGCGACGGACAGGTTGTAGTTTCCACTTAGAAGTCCATTCGTTACGCATTTTTACTCCTTTTGGTTTACTTTTAAACCAAAGTCATTCACGAGCATCGCTAATAAATAACTTGTTCCAGAAGACAAACACCCCAAAAGAAAAGCATTTATTAAACTATAGTCAAATGTAAATAGTTCTGTAAAAGGGTTTATGCTCCATAAAAACACTCCTGCCCAAAAACCAAAGCACAGAGGGCACCTATAAAGTTTTCCATAAAATCCTGCTTTGTCCATTAGTTGCCTGAATCTTTCGAATATAGAACCGTAGACAACAATCATTGTTAGACCATAAGCGCATAAAACAAAATGTAATAAATTCATTTATTCCTCGTAGTAATAACCGACAAGACCATAGGCAGCGGTTGAACCTGGATAGGTGTTGTTGGTGCCTTGTCTTGGTTCGTGGGGTATTTTTCCTAGTCGGGTTGTATCATCATCTGAAGGTTCCGTTAGGTTTTTATCAAAACTCTTTTCATAGTCTCTGTACGCCTTGACGCTTGGAGCTTCTTTGTGTAAGAATTTTGCAATTGAATAAACAGCAACATCAAGCGAACTGACGTCTTTTTGTTTTGATTCAGGTATTAGTATCGTACCTTCTAGAGATCCAAAAACGTTTCCACCTCTAACTTTACCAGGATCTACAACACCGTGTTTTGAAAGATATTCAAACATCCTTGATTGTGTCGCATAGACGTGATCACCATAACGATCTTTTGACAGAGCAAATATTTTATTTTTTGAAGGCGAGACTAATATATCGATATCGGGATGGTCAAATATCATTACATCTCCTGCCATTGTTTTTCTTGCTTTAAGTTCAACCACTACATCTGGTTTGTCTATCTTAATCTTAACTGGTTTACTATTATCTATTACAATCTTCATTATGATAAAATCTCTTTTTCAAGTTGTTGTATTTGTAGAACTTTATAAAGCGTTGTTTTTGTAACTGGTTCTTTATTAATGTTTTCTAATATATTTTGCACTTTAGTAAGGTTTTCCGTTATAACATCGTCGCCTTTAATATCACTTACACCTTGTGCTTCTTTTAAAACTTTTTTCAATCTGCCAACTTCTTCACTTAAATAAAAGTTAAATTCTAAACCGTTATCGGCAAAAGAAGAAATATAATTAGAAAGTAGTTGCTTTTGTCCTTCAAGTAGTGTAGAGTAAGAATCGTTAAATCTTTTAGTAAAACTTTTAACCACTAAAGAAGAAACTTGTGGGGTTTCTTTTTTTTCTGTTGGGTTAGATGTTAACCTTTCAACAATTTGCGTTTCTAAAAGTACTTTGGTTTTTGGTCCCTGAGTGCTTCCAAAAACCTGTGAGATTGTTGCAAGATACTTATAATTGGGTACAAAGTTATTAAAAACAGATTTTGATAATTCTTTGTTTATCTTTGATATCGCAACACTTTGCTCTTTGAAAAGTTGTTTTTGATTTATTTGACTGTGTTGGGTTTTAGTTTCAATTAAAATCTTCTCTGCGATTGATTCTTGTAAACTATTATTTTCCATCAGAGTTTTGTATAAATCTAACTCTTTGCGAAGTTGAGTTTTTGGAGCAAAAACTTCTTTCATTATTTGAATGGCAACATTTCTTTTTTCATTGTTTTTTGCTACTGATTGCTTTACAATCTCCCTAACAAGCGCTTCATATATAAAAGCAGTGTTTCTTTTTTTATTATGTTTTGCCATCAATCTTGCTCCAAATCTTTAAAGATTTCTTTTATTTCATCTCTAACTTCGAAGATTTGTTTCTCTTCCTCTTCGTAATTAGTTGTTTTATTCTCAAAAATGCCTTTGCCTGTGGTCTTGAAAGAATCTAAACCTAGCATTGTTGATGCATCTTTTGATAAATTCATTCTCACTTGACGATTTGGCATTCTTGATATTTCATGTGAATGGTTTGCGCGATAAGAGCGTTTTCTAGCGCCGTCGCCTCTTTTATCGCTAGTAACCGGTTTATACATTTTACCTTTTGATTTTGTAGTTGTAGTTTTACCAGATTTTTTATTAGTTATTTTATAGTTTGGCGCATCATCACGTTTACCGGGGGGTGCATCTGCACCTGGTTCAGCGAGCAAAGTGGTATCCTCTGCGGCAGGTTCGTCACCACCTAAGTCGCCGCCTCCTGGATCATCACCACCCAAGTCGCCGCCTCCTAGATCATCACCACCGCCAAGATCATCACCACCGCCAAGATCATCACCACCTAAGTCGCCACCACCAAGCGCGTCTAGACCACCTCCGCCTCCAGCATCAGCAGCAGCAGTTTCCTCTGCCACTTTCTCTAGCGCAGTGGCGATTTGCTTATCGTAAAAAATCTCTCTCTGATTGCGTAAGAATTCATCTTCTGATACATCGAAGATGTTTTCAGCGATCCAACGTTTTGAGAAATAACCTTCAGTTGCGGCTGAAGCTACACTAAACTTAGTGTTCCAGGTTTCAAGTTCTTGTAATTCAGAAATCTTTGAAGGATTGTTAAGTTTTAATTTAAAATTAATTAAATCGTCTCCGCGATAACCAAGAACGTAAAGGTGAATGGTTGCTATTTTTTCCATTTCTGAAATAAGAGATCGCTGTAATCTTTGTACTGTTCTAGCAAAACGAATGTCTTTTTGAGCAAGTGCGCCCTTTTCTTCTTCCCCGCCATCACCTCTGATTAAATAAGACTGTGGTATCTTAAGAGCAGAAAACATCTTGTCTCGTAGATACTTTACATCATCAATATCACCAGTAAAAGTGCCACCTGGCAGCGACTGAATCTCTGTTTTTACGCCTCCACGTACAGGAATAAAATAATCTTCTTCAACTGACATTGGATTATAACGAAGATCAACTCTTCCTGATTCTGGATCAACAACTTGATTTCTTTTCATGGAAGTAATAAAACGTTGCATAAAGTTTTCTACGTCCTGTGCTGGAATGTTTCCAACATCAACATAAAATACTTTTCTCTCTGGTGAGCGAACAATGCGATAAGCCATCATAGAATCTTCGAGGAGAGTTAACTGTCTCCAGATTCTTCTTGCAGGATCTAAAATTGATGTTCCATAAGGGGCAAACTTGTCATTTCCAAGAATGCGAAAGTGGGCAACTTGCCAGTTTTCAAAAGTAACACCACCGCTATTCCATTGATACTGCACATAATTTGGGTTTTGTTTGTCTTGCCCTTCTAGTCTTTCTATTTCACGAGAAGGAAGACCAATAACATTTTTAACACCAAGATGCGAATCAATGTCCATGTAGAGATAAAAGTCGCCATACTTGCACATAGTCCTTGCCCAACCAAAAAGGTTAAACTCAATATTAAGAACTTTATAGTAAAGCGTTTCTAATATCTGTTTTATTTCTTCATCCGGACACTGTATTTTTAACATACGATTATATACGTTAAATGTTGTCATCTCATCTGCAAAGATATCAAGGGCAGAGGCTAATTCTGGTGTATACTCCATTTGCTCAAAATCTGAATATCGCACTAAACGACTTTGAGTACTCATATTATAATTTGAAAAATTATCTAAAGGATTATATCCTGCTCTTTCAAACTTTTGCCCTGCAACATCTTTAAATGTTTGGGCGTATTTATCCAATTTTCTTCTACGAAGTTGTCTTGTGTTTTGTGCTCTGTAGTTAATAATTGGACCAGAAAATAAACGAGTCAATCTTTTAAATAATGGTGATTCGGTATTTTTGGTGTTATTATTTTCTGCCATTTTTTATCCCTTAAATATCCAAGAAAAATCTTTTCTTATTTTTTGTTCTTCATCAAATCTATCTCGCAAAGAACTTTTATATTGACCTGGTGCTCGTGTGTCTAACGAGGTTCTGCTAGTGGATATGCTGTTTAAGAATGCTTTTTTATATTCTATATCTCTTTGATTTTCTATAATAGCGGTGTCGCGAACCCAGCAACCTATCGCTGCCGCCATAACCAAATCATCGTTATATCCACGCTGTGCCTCTGGTCTTCCATTCTTCCAGATAAATGTATCTAACTCATTTGCCAAACGTTTAGAATAAATAGTCAAAACTTTGTTTCTTATGAACTCTTCAAACTTTGCAATAATTAAAGGTCTTGTTTTTAAAGACGTAGTAAAACCAGGGACAACAGATGAATCGCCCAAAGCAGCGTGTTGTTCCACATATTGATGAGTGCTCTTTTTGCTATGGTAAACATTTTTATATCCTTTTTCTAGAAGTTTTTCTAACACGCTAAAACCAACGTTGTTATTTTCTACGACTAACATTGCTTCTTTATATTCTAACCCAGTTGTATAAAGTATTTCAGAAAAAAGGTCTGAAGTTGGTTTGCCTTTATACTCGGCAACTATCTCCATTGTTTGAAGTTTGAAAACATGAAAGGTGCTAGAGTCTGCCCCATCTCCACGAGCAACATCTGCCACTAACAAATAACTATGTCCTTCTTGTGCCTCTTCCCAAATCCAAGTATTTCTATCAAATCCAACCTTATATTTTGGTTCCGAGATACCCTCTTTTATTCTCAATATATCATCACCGTGAATAACTGTGTCACCAGAAGTATTGAAATTACATTCGTACTCTTGTGCGATTTGTCGACGAGACATATTTTTAGTCTCTGTTTTAAACCACTCATCATCTCTATCAGGGTGAACAGACCAAGGGAGGTTTATCGGTAAAAATTCATTTTCATTACTTTCAGCGCCAACATAAGTTTCATGAAACCAATCTCCTACACCATTTGGAGTTGATATAGCAATGCATCGACCACCGGTAGAGATAGTAGGATAAAGACCTGTCCAAAGTTCATCTAGACCATCAATGTGTGCTGCCTCATCAATAACCAATAAAGATAACGCTTCGGAACGACCAGCATCTCCCGATGTAGATGACGCTTTGACCTGACTACCGTTTGTAAGTTCAATGCTATTTTTATTGTCTACGCTGAAGTCTGCTATTTTTAACCAATCTGGTAGGTTTTTTAAAATAGTTTTTACTTTTTTGACTAGGTTTGCTGCAGTTGCTAATTTTGTTGCAACGATAAGAACATTTTTGTCTCGATGAAAAAGAACTAACCAAGCGACATAAGCAGCAGTAATCGTAGAAATACCCAACTGTCTTGCCTTAAGGACAACAATAAAGCGGTGTAAAGATAGACTTTCTACTAAATCCCCTTGAAAATCATAAGTTTTAAATGGAATAAGACCTTTTCCTGGGTGCGGTATCTTACAATACGTGTTGATAAAATAGACGGGTTTCTTGCCCGATTTGACAACTTCTTTTACTATCTTTTCTTTTGTAAGTTTGTAAGCCATTAATCATTTGGTCTAGTATCGTTCTGAGGTCTTTTATCTGAAGACTGCTCAAGGAACTTACGAAATTTATCTTCCAAGCGATCTTCTGATGGTTCGCCTACAGGTATCACATCTTTTAAATTGCTGACTGTGTATACTTTTGAGCATTGCGCCCAAGTTCTTATTTTGGACATATTTTGCAGCATAATACTGCACGGACCATCATCAGATAAGGTTAATGTTTCACCAGTTACCTTCTTGTATTCCTTTTTAAGAAACTTTACTATATTGGCAAACATTTGCTCCATTTCTTGGTCTAGTTTGGTGTTATGAAAAGAAGACATGGGCATTTCTGATTGATAAGAAACAATAAGTTTTGGACCACTCATTCTAACTTTAAAACCATCCATGACTCTAGAATCATTAAGAGCACATCCTTTTTCACGCTTCAATCCAATTAGATCGTCTTCGCCATCCTCACGAAAGCGCCCGTCTTGCGCACCATCATAAGCATTTGCCGCTGCTTGGTTTATTCCCTTAACAATGTCGTATACTGTAGCCATTAATCTTGCTCCTTATCAGGTCGCCACCCTTGTATCCATTTATCTTCTCTATCTTCTACCCATTGAATGTAGCATTTTTCGCAACAATCAAATTTATTCATGTAGAGATCATCTCTACCAGAGAAAGAGTAAGTATCACAAACTGGGCAAACTCTTTTTATTTCTTTATTAATTAGGTTTCTAGTGATGAAAAACCCGTCTTCATTTATTTTGTCTTCTTCTTGTCTGGATTCTTCTGAGTAAAACTGTTTTAAATTCTCTAAATATTGTTTTTCTTTATCGTCATCCCACCCAGATTTTGGATTAATAATCGACTCTTTTCCAAACTTTTTTGATATTGCTTTTTCTATTTTTGCAATTTCATTTAAATCTTTTTTCATTTATAAACCTATGGAAATAAACATTATTGTAACACTATAATAAGTAGTTTTTAATAAAAAAGGGAAAGACCCGAAGGTCTTTCCCCAGAGAAACTATACTAAAAGTAAAAGATTACTTGTTCTCTAACTGCTTCTTAAGTGAAGCGATCTGTGCGGACTGCTCTTGGATAGCAGAAACAAGGATAGCGGATAGACGACCGTAATCGACACCGTAGAGTCCTTCTTCTGAACCGTGAACAGCTTGTGGCACAACTTGCTTAAGTTCTTGCGCCATGAAACCGAAGTCTCTAGAACCGTCTTTCTTCCAAGTGAAGTTAACAGCCTTAAGATTGTTAACAGTCTCAAGACCATTTTCAATAGCAGAAACGTCAGTCTTGAGTCTTTCATCGGAGTATGTGACGAAAGCAGCAGCACGAACTTTGTTCTTGTTGTTAGATCCATCAGCAACGTCAATTGCAAACTCACCAGTGGCATCACCACCTAAAGTTAAGTGTGTTGCTCCGGAACTATCAGTGAACTTAAGAGTGTGATCTGCAGCAGTGTACTTTAACAACTCGTTTGCTGCACCACCGTGTAAAGATACATCCTTACCGGAACCATCAGCACCGAAGACACTAGTGTCGTTGAAGTGAAGACCGGATGAACCACCGTCGAATCTAACTACGTTAGCAGCAGATACAAACTGAATGCTACCATCGTCGTCGTCACCGAAGGTTAACGTTTTGTCATCAGCAACAAGCGCACCTTGGTTCAAAGTAAGTTCTTTACCAGCAACGATCTCTTCTTGACCGTTTGTCGTGACAAACTTTAAGTAAGAAGTTCCACCCTCGTTGATGTTAAGTGCGTCAGCAAGGTTATCAGTTAAGGTTAACTTGTTTAGAGTGGTATTACCACCGAAACGAATATCCAAACCTACAGCAGCATCATCAACAAGAACACTATCACATGCAAGTGAACCAACGTTAGTAATGTTACCATCAGAAACGCTTAGTGAGGTAACAGTTGCAGCAGCAAAAGATACTTCACCAGCTTCAATGCCATACTTGTGGGCGCCTGGACCTGCTAGCGTTAAAGAACCACTCACGCTAATACCATTAGCAGCAGAACCAGAAATTTCAAATACATCACTAGCAGCGACATATCCTAAAGAACCAGATGCACCTGAGTCAGTTTCGTCAGTGCCAAACTTAAACTTCTGATTGTCATCCATGTTTGCGCCTGCTTGGAACTCAAACTCTTTCTTAGCAAAGATAGCCTCTTGACCGTTTGAAGTATCAAACTGTAAGTATACGTTTGAACCTTCTTTAATCTCTAAAGCAGTCTCACGGTTGTCTGTCATAACAAGATCGATATCGTTGCCATCAGCAGAAATGCTGTCGAGAGCGATGTCACCGACATTTGTAATGTTACCATCGGTAACACTTAGCGAAGTAACAGTTGCAGCAGCAAAAGATACTTGACCAGCTTCAATGCCATATTTGTGCGCACCAGGACCGGCAAGAGATAAAGAACCACTTAAGTTAACGCCATTAGCAGCAGAACCAGAAATCTGGAACACATCGTCACCTAAAACGTACTTTAAAGAACCGGATGCGCCTGCACCAGCTTCATCAGTAGCAAATTGTAATTCTTTGTTGTCGAAAATAAGAGCACCTTCCTCAAGTTCTAACTCTTTCTTGGCAACAATGCCTTCTTCGCCATTAGCTGTGCTAAATGACATGTAGACATTTGAACTCTCTTTAATCTCTAGAGCGGCAGAACGATTGTCAGTAAGACTAATATCGATGTCATTACCGTCAGCAGAAATGCTGTCAAGAGCGATATCGCCAACGTTTGTGATATCACCATCGGTAACGCTTAGTGAGGTAACAGTTGAAGCACCAGCGCTGAATGTACCAACACCAGTAATGTTTTGACTGTTTGCATCAAGTGCCTCACCTAGTTGATCGATGAAAGCTTGTCCATCAATGTAAAGATTCTTGTACTGCGCAGCAGCGGCACCTAAATCAACGTCATTGTTTGTCTCTGGGCGAAGTACGCCGTCTTGCAAACGAACCTGAGTTGTACCACCGATGTTAAGATCAAGAGCGGTGTTGGCGTGATCATAAAGAACAGAAGCAACAGTATCACTGCCACTTGTACCACCAATCTGAAGACCACCACCTGCAGCTGCAGCAGATGCTGAACCAGATGCTGCAAGTAATAACTTATCAACAACCTCAAGAGTTGTCTCTGTGCGAGTTATACTATTGATCTCGTTAACGTCAAGTTTATCAATTTTTGCGTGAGAAGCAGTTAACTGGTTAATAGAACCAATGTTTTTGCTTGCATCAAGAACAAGAGCTTTACTTGCTGCGGCGGTACCAGCAGTAACACCATCAATAAAACCAAGTTCTGTAGCATTAACACTTACAGCGTCAAGAGTAAAACTTGTGTCAGCAGAAAGAGTACCGTTAACGGTAAGAGCGCCGTCTGCGAGTGACATTAGGTCAGTATCAGAGTCACAACCAATGGTTGAACCATCGTCAACTGCTAATGACTTAAGTGCAGTGTCGCCATCTGCGTCAACTGTGAAACCAGTCATTGTGACGGTACCAGCAGTCATATCACCAGTCATGGTGACATTACGGAAACCATCAGCGTCTTTATTGGCATCGACAACAACTGCTTTATTAGCAGCAACTGTACCATTAGTGATACCATCAAGTTTTTCCATATCTGTCTCATTGAGATCAGCGGAACCAATGATGAATGAACCTTCTGCTGTGACATTGCGGAAACCAGAAGCATCCTTGTTAGCGTCAACAACAACTGCTTTATTAGCAGCAACGGTACCATTGGTAATACCGTCTAGTTTTTCGAGGTCTGCTTCACTCATGTCGGCAGAACCGATGATGAATGAACCAACAGCAGTAACACTACCTGCTGCACTGATACCTACGTTTGTATGAACTTTCTCGGATGCATCAGATCCAGAGAGATAAATCGAACCAGATTTGGCTGGTTGCGATCCTAAAAACTTTTGTAAGTCAATAAACTTTCCATATTCACTTACTGTAGCGGGACTAGACATATTTTTAAAATCCTCCTTATAAGTCTAAATACCAGGCGGTACGAAATCACACCTGGTTAGATAAATAGACTTTTAAGTCGCTTCAGTCCCTTGTTTTAAACACTTTATTTCGTCTATTAAATTATCTATTTGATTTTGTTGAGATTTAATTCCTTCAATTAAAAAAGGTATAATACGAGTATAATCCATACTCATAGCTTGAGGAGAATTTTCGGAGTTATTTCTGTCCCATTCTACAATAATAGGTAGTTCTCTACCTACCTCTTCGGCAATAAACCCATAATCTTTTTGATCATTTTTTTTCCACGTAAATGTGACACCGCGAAGGTTTTGTATAATTTCTATAGGATTATCAATAACTTCTACGTCTTTCTTAAATCGCTGTGAAGAATAGGTCATATAAGCATTTGCTTTTATTTTTCCGCTGTTATCTGCCACGTCTGGTAGCGTTATACCGTGAGTTACACCACCTACGGGCATACCAATACCCAATTTTTGATCTACGTATACATTAGATCCGGAAAGAACAACACCATTACCTGAACCGGATAGTTCTAAATAATTGTTTGATGAATTGTTGTAAACTATATAAGAATCCTCATCATCACCAAAGAAAAGTTTGATATCGTCCCCAAACTTCATATTGGTAGTTGATCCGTCCGTAGCCGGTACAATTTGAATACCGCCAGCAATTTTAAGTGGAGAGGCACCCTCTAGTGTCCCTCGTATCTGCACAGTGCTGCCTGATAACACCACTCCCCTTGAAGATCCAGATATAACAAGAAAATCATCTTGATTTTCATTATATTCTATGTGAGCATCATCATTGGTGCCAAATATCAATTTTGTATCGTCTGCTATTTTTAAATTTGTATCATCAAAAGTAAATGGAGTGATTGCGCCGAAACTACCGCCATTATTAAATTGTATTTGATTATCTGATCCGGCTGGATTGGCAGCAACGCTACTATCAGATGTTACGTCCTCGATAATAGCATCTAGCTTTCTTCTAGAATACCTGCC